GTAGATATTTGAAGAGTCCGTTTTCCATCATCATCTTCATTAGGTTTTTATACCCCCTACCATCAGGGTCTAAACTCTCACGGTAATATAACTCAACCAATTGTTTGGCGTCATCAGTTATTAAAGGATTTGACAAATCCACTATTTTTTCATTGATTTCAAAGAATTCATTTCCATAAATTCCTGTTTTTGTTTTTCCTGTTAACAAGTTGTTTAAAGCAGTATTATTTTTATCTGTTTCAAATAACGTTTGAGCCTTTGTTAAAATATCAGAAACATTTACCGTACTTTCAAGTAACTCAGGAAATAATTTAACCAAAGTTTTTTCTCCTAAGTAATAGATACCATCTATATTATCGGATTTATCTCCCGATAATATTTTATAAGTCTTAATGTTTTGATGTGGAAATTCATAATGATAAATTTTAATCTTATCACCATTTTTATACATCGTCTTAGTGTTTGGGGAGTAGATAGAGACACGTTCTGATATTAGTTGTGTTAAGTCTCTATCACCTGAAAATATAGTCTTATTTTCGTCAGGAGACACTTGACAGTAATACGCTATTAAATCATCAGCTTCATTATTGTCAATGTCTATCTGTCTTACAAACATTTCTTCCAAATATTGTTTAACCCTTTCTTTCTGTTGTGTGAAAGAATCTTCTTTATAAACATTGGGACCCGAATGTCTGTTTTCTTTATATTGAGGGTATAATAATTTTCTTGCCGAAGAACTCCCTTCTCCATCCCAAAATACAACCACCTTATCGTAATTATATTCTTCAATGAATTTACGGAGGGTATTAATGAAGTGCCAGATGGCTCCAACGTGTTCCCCCTTATGGTAAAAATCTTTTACCCCGTGAAATCCTATTTTTAGTAAATTGTTACCGTCAACTAATAATGTTTTGGTCACTTATTTTTATTTATTCGTTATAAAATCTTGTTACTCTTCTTCAAATTATCTTCAGCCCATAGGGGTTGGGGATTTGTATAATGACACAACTTATTTACCCAATATCTTCTTTTTCTTCTTTTAAATCAAAATCACCATCAGTTCCAATAATATCTTTCCAATAGTCAGCATATTCTTTTTTATACTTTTCTATATTAGTTTTTTCCTCAGCAGTATCTTTACCCGCAATAAACCCGTGTGGGGTTACAATTATCTTACCATCATCATACCCAAGCCCGTTAATGTGATTCTTCATAACAGATACTTTTGTTCTTGACGCAAATTTAATAGTTCTTTTATCTTTAGTAGCGGTTATTTTAGTAGTACCAGCACCTTTTTGATTACCAAATAAGAATACCAAAGATGAGTTTAACCAAATCGCCTCACCACCCTTAGCCTTAATTTTAGGTTGTCCAAATGGATTATCAGGTAACTCAACCCAAGGTTGGTTAACTATAATTAAAGTATTCTCATATTTAGATTCCGCCTTACGAGACCCCGATATACGTTGATTAATACCCATACCTATTTTATCAGCTAATGCCGCTGCATTATGTTGTTTACCTCCACGACCCTCAAATGTCATTTTACAAGGAACTGAACCAACAGAATCCCACATAAAACATAAACTATAATCTAACTCACCTTTTTCTTGTGCATCTAACAATGAATTAATATAATCCGTAATTTGTTCAATATAGTCAAAGTTATTATTGAAGATGTAGAAACCATCCCAATCTAATTCACCTGTTGTCTCATCAACTACTTCCTCACATTCAAACCCCATAAGTTTTGCGTGTTCAAAACTCCATTTTTGTTCAGTAATGATAAACACAGGAAGTATCCCTTTCTTCTGAGCATCAACCGCAGTTTTTACCAACGCAGTTGTTTTACCTGTATCGGAGTGTCCTAAGAACATATTCAAATGTCCAATAGCCGGACCTGGTAATCCTACCGCATCCAAAAAGTCAGTACCTAAATCAAAGAATCTTTGTGGTTTATATTTCGCAGATGTAGAGAACTTATCTTTAATCGATTTAAAATCGTTTTTCTTAATTGCCATAAATGTCTAAATTATTGTTTTTTTTAGTTAAAAAATAAGAGTTTAGACATTATTTTAGACATTGGTCTAAATAATTATCTAAACTCATTAGTAATATTAGAATGGCATATCTTGGTCAGGTTCTGCATTCTCTTGTGGGTCTTTGTAAGAAGATACACTTGAACCACCTCCCATACTGAATTCTTCAGATGAACTATCACCATAAACATAACCACCTTTTTCAGAATCCCAACGTGGAGTTTCTCCTCGTGCAATTGCCTCTAAATAATCAGTTGGTTTTTTAGAATAGACATCTCTCCAAGTTAATTCGTCATTAACCCAAGCATCAGATTGTACTTTATCTTCGTGTAATGGTTGAGCATCATCATACATAATTGTTTGTATGATTGTATAATCTTTCCCTTTAGGTGTTTTAGCTTTAGCCAACTCAATGATTAAATCTCTACCTTTTTCAGGGTCAGTAATATCACCTTTGTTTCTCCAAATAGGAATGATTTTGTCTAACACACCTTCATTTTTGTAGTTGTGTTTGAAACGCCAGAATTTAACACCGTCTTCAGGTTTATCTCTGTCGATTACTTTAACAATGTAAAATTTGCGTGGTTTGTATTGTTTTGCAAGTTCTTTGTCAGACTCTTTACCTGTTGAGGTAAGTTCTTCGTGAACTTCACTTAATGGAGAACGCTCGTTGTCGTTCTTTGCTGGGTCATAAAGTTTATTCCATTGACCACCTACTTGCATTTCGTGAAACCAAGCCTCAACAAACGGTGATTTACCGTCTTTTGTAGGTAGGATTCTAATACGTTTTTGAGCTGAGTTTTGTCCTTGTGGGAGAATCGCCGCGAAATACTTCTTCATGCGTTCATCCATAGACATTTTGTTGGAGCTACCTCCTGACTGTTGTGACTTCTCGTACTGAGCTAAGACAGAATCTAATGTTGACATCATAATAATTGTTTTTAAAATTTAAGTTTTTGTATACTCAAATATATAACCAATTATCCGGTTTGTCAAACTTAAAACCCGAAATTCTTTTTAGGTTCAGGACTAAAAGATGTCTTAATTTCTGATGGTGTAAAATTCTCAACGTCATCAGTAGTTAAAACATATTCATTTTTACCTGATTTTTCCATTTCAGTTTCTTTATCAACAAAGAAATCAGATAATTTTTGATTATAAGGACCTGAGTCTAAACTTCTAAGTTCTAATTTTTCTTGTGGAGTTTTTGGGCGATATTTTTCTAATTTATCTTCTAATGAATTAACTTTATTCATAAGTTGGTCCATCTCACCTAATTTAGATTCTAAATTTTCAAGGTGTCCAAATAATTGTTCAAAATATTGGTCTTGTTTTTGACTAATATCTTTTTGTGAATTAACTAATTCTGTAATGTCTAATTCTTCCGAATCTTCATCATCTGTAGATTCTTCACCTTTACCTTCTGAATCAATTTTTTCAACGTCAGGGTCATTTTCAACATCAACAGGTGCTGGTGGTACATCTCCTTCAGGTGCTGGTGGTGCTGCTGGAGCTCCCGCAGCAGCGTCTTCAGGTGCTGGTGGTACATCTCCTTCAGGTGCTGGTGGTAAACCACCCGCTAACTCATCTTGTTCAACAATATATTTGTTAATACTATTGTATCTATTTAATTCTTCTAAAATTTTTCTATCTATCGCCATCTTATTATCCGTTTAATAATTGTTTAACACCTGTAAGTGTTTCAACTTGAACTTTTTTATTTCTTGACATTACGTGGTCAACTCTTTCGATTAAACCGTCTTTCATTCTAACAGTATAACAATCCCCACTATCCAAATCGCAAACTTGTTTAGTTCCATCTCCCATATCTTTCTCGGTAGTTCTTACTTGCTTACCTAAATAATTGTTTAACAAAGTTTTTGTGTCCATAATATTTTTTATTATAAATATCTCGGTTTAATTAAAATTACCAAATTTTACAGTTTTAATGTAAACGCCAAATCAATACCTTCATTTACAGTTGAAACTATTGCGTCATATTTTGTTTTATTATTCTTCTTAAATTTTTCAAAGTCAGCGTCACTAATTCTCTTTTTACTCCACTTAGTTATCCACAATTTAGCCAAATTTTCCGCGGAAACTTTAACCCCTGAGTAATTACCCCAATAGTCATTCAATAATTTACAAACATTATCAACATTATCAAATGTGGCGTAAGGTGCATATACACCACTTTTTTGCTCTAAACATAAATAATTTTGATTAAAATAATTTCTTAAGTTACCAGGCCAAGAGTAATTTAATTTAGCACCTGCATAATTATTATTCCACGCTGAGAATTGATTACTTTGGTAAGATTCAAGATACATTGTAACAAACGCCAAATATTTGTTAGTAATATTATTTTTACCCGAAGTAACATTCGTCTTAATTACATCAACCATTGCTTGA